GTTGGCGTTGGAGACGCGGGCCCGGACCTGCGCGACGCCGCCCGTACCCGGCCGCAGACGCACACTGAAAAAGGTCTGCTCCGTGGGCGAGACGGCCTCGAGTTTGTAGACCATCTCGGCGTGCCACCCGCCAGCCGCCGCGCCCGGGACGGCGGCCTTGAGCACGGCCGGGCCATCGAGGACCGGCAGCGCCTCGGAGCCGAACAGCGTGTCGTCCTCGGCCCATTTGACGCCGGTCAGGGGGAGCGGGATCCCGCCCGGCAGCCCCGAGGCCGCGCGGGTGGCGTTCTCGCCGTCCTCCATCGGCCAGTACACCAGCGGGTCCCCGGAGGGGATACGGCGCCGCAGCGTCGACTGCAGCGGTGCCTTGCCCTGATTCAGGCGGCGCAGGATTCCCGCGCCTTCACCGGTCACCCGGATCAGGTGCCCGCCGCGGGACGCGGTCGTGGGCCACTCCGAGTACTCGCCGGAGAACCGGACGCGCCGGTCGGTCACCGGATTGGTCAGGGTCCACGTGCGGCCCGCGCTGTCAGTGAACGAAGTGGTGCCCGGTTCCTGCGCAGTGAAGTCGGGCGCGGCCACCACCGTGCCGCCGGTACCCGACCGCACCTCAGCCCGGTAACAGCGGCCCTTCACCGGCGTACGGGGGTCGAGGGCGGCGGACAAGTCGGACTGCTGCGGGGCGATCGACAGGGGCGCGGTGCTCGCGAAGATGGTGATCGCCGTAGGCCCCATCATGAGGTCGTCGTCACTGAACTGGACCCACGGCCCGTCGAGGGTCTCAGCCCAGTACGTGCGCATGAGGTAGGTGCCGGCCACGGTGTCCGAAGCCAGGGTCATACGCACGGCGGCGTGCCGGGGCATCTCGGGCAGCCGCCACACCCCGCTGACACCGTTTGTGCCGTCCGTGGTCACCAGCATGACCAGGTAGCCCTCTTCGATGCGCATGTGGTAGGAGCGGTTTCCAGCGTCACCCCACTTGCCGATGAGCATCTGGGCTGCCGTGCTGTACCAGTCCGCCTCGCCCTCCCACCGCAGATCGATGTCCCCGGTGATGTCAAGCGCGGCATCGTCCGGGGTCGACGCGATCCCCGCCTCACCCGTCAGTTCCAGGTACGGGCCCCCCGCCCGCAGGCTCACCCGCATCGGAGTGTTCTTCCCCAGCTGCCCGTAGTACGGAGAGCGCGGGTTGCGGGGCGAGAACAGACCATCCGGCGACTTCAGGGTGAGGGAGCAGGAGGCAGGGTCTACCGCCTGCCCCTCGCCCGTGCGCCCGCGGGTGTGCTTGATGACGTCCTGCAACTGGGCGTACCCAGTGACGTCGGTCCACTCGCCGCCGATCTGGAACTCCACCTTGGTGCCGAGCGGATCCTCCGGGAACGCCATCAGCTGCTCCTCCTCCCTGCGATCACAAGGTCGACGTCCTGCCCGCCGCGCTTGCGTACGCCGCGCCGCAGCGACTCGAGCACGTACTCGTCAGCGCCCCGGCCGGAGGAGTGCAACTCGAGCACGACCCGCTGAGATGCGGCAGCCCGCGCCCTCGAGGACGCCATGTCCCACGAGCCAGGCGCCGGCGTCTCCACCAGGCTGGCCATGGTGCTGTTGACCGCCCCGCGCTCGCCCTCCAGGCCCTTCACGAGCCCCTGCGCGGTGTAGGAGCCCACCAGCGCCATCACCCGCGACGGCGACTTGATCCCGAGCGCCTTGCGCATCGCCGTCGACATGCCCTTCGCGATCCGCAGCATCGTCTTCTCGATGTACTTCTGGTGATCCTCAAGGCCCTTCACCAGGCCCTGCGCGGCCCGGATCCCAGCCCCGTACATCGCGTCACCAGCGGTCGTACCGGCCTGCCCGGCCGCCTTCACCAGGGCAGCCTGCTGGCTGTTGATCGCCTTCACCTGCGAGCTCGTGGCGTTCGCCAGAGCGGCAGCCGACGAGGCCCCGCCGCTCACGCCGGCCTGCGCGATCTGCGCCACCAGGTCCGCGCGTACGCCCTTCTTCCGCAGCGTTGCGAGGTTCTTCGCGAACCTGATCGCGGCGGCAGTGTCCTGCTTCAGGCCCGCGAGGATCGTCTCTGCCGACTGTGCCCAGCCGCCCGTGTCCTGCTTGGTGATGTTCGCGTCGTCCAGGACGCCCTTCTTCACATCGTCGACGAGCTTCTGACGGGTCTTCTTCAGGTCCGCCAGCTTCTTCTTGGCGTCCTTCAGCTGGGATCCGACCTTGTCGGCCCACTGCGCGTTGAAGACGAGGCTGTTCGCGTCCTTGTTGATGCGCTTCAGGGCAGCGCGCTCCCGCTTCCCGGTGAGCGCGTCCTTCACGATGTCGACAAGCTTGTACGAGGCGGCCTTGACCTGCTTCGTGCTGCCGGTGAGCCCGTCGACCAGACCACGCGCGATCCACCGGCCCTGGGCTTTCGTCACCTTCGACGGCGACGCGATCCCCAGCGCCTTGGCGACCGGCCCGGGGATCACGGACCGCGCCCAGCCCATGATCTTCGACTTGATCCAGCCGCCCATACCGCGGATGCCCGCCCAGAGCCCTTGCACGACGTTGCGGCCCTTCTGCGTCAGCAGGCTCGACAGGGAGCCGATCCCGCGCGAGATCCGCCCCGGCAGCCCAGTCACCCACGTCACCAGCGCCATCGCCCGCTGCACGGCAGCGCTGCGCATGGCGTTGAAGTGCCGTGTGGCAGCGCCCGCCAGCTGCGAGCCCAGCGCCGAGATAGCGCCGAGCAGCCGCCCCGGCAGACCGGCGAGCCAGTCCGTCAACTCGGTCATCTTCCTGACAGCCCAGTCCTTCGCCTGGCCGAAGAACGTCGAGACCTTTCCCGGGATCTGGCCGAGCCAGTCGACCGCAGCGAGGATCGCGTCCTTCGCCGCCGAGACCTTCCCGACCACCCAGTCCCAGGCTGTGAGCGTGGCCGACTTGATGTCGTCCCAGTACAGGACGATCAGGATCACCAGGCCGGCGATCGCGGCCGCGATACCCGCGATGATCCAGAACATGGGGTTGGCGAGCATCGCCGAGTTCATTGCCCAGACGCCGATCGCAGCCAGCGAGAACGCCGCGCCCAACGCGGTCACTCCGGCCGCCGCAGCGAGGAAAACACCAGAGTGCTCCTGGACGAAGCCGAACACCTTCTCCAGCCGGGGAATCACCTCGGTACCGAGGAACTCCACCAGGTTCTGCTGCATCGTGTTCTTGAAGGCCGTGACTTTCGCGCCGGCATTGTCCCGCAGCCCTTTGCCGAGCTTGTCCGCCTCGCCCGCAGTCTTGCCCATCTCCTTCGCCGCGGTGTGCAGGTTCAGCGCGAAGAAGGCGGCACCGAGGTCCTCGCCAGGGCCGCCGAACAGATCCTGAATGGCCACCTTGGCGACGTCGGACTCCGGGCCCAACTCCACGATCGCGTCGTGGATCTTCGTCATGGCCTCCTCGCCGCGCTTACCGCCCGCGGACAGGTCGGCGATCATCTCGTCGGCGTTCAGGCCGACCGATTTGAGCGCCTCGACCTGGGCCTTACCGCCGGACGTCACCCGGAGCTCCAGCTCCTTGAACGCGTCCGCGATCTTGTCGGTGTCCTTCCAACCAGCCTGAACAGCCTGCCGCATCAACCCGAACGCCGTGCGCCCGGAGAGGCCGGACTTCTGAAACTGGACGCCGTACTCAGTGATCGTCTCCAGCAGGTCCTCACCGGCAGGGCCCATACCGGCCATGCCCTTGGTGATCATGTCGAAGGCCTCTTCCGAGTTCTTCGCCAGACCGGTCTTGACTGCGATACCAGCCGCGTTGGCAGCCATGGACACATCCACCTCAAAGGCGGACGCCAAGTCAGCTGCGTTGGTCGCGATGTCCTTGATCTGCGCGTTCGTCGCGTCAGGCGGCAGCAGGCCAGCCCCAGCGATCGCCTTGATCGCGTCCGCCCCCGCCTGGAAATCCTCGACGATCGCGTCCTTGAACAACTGCCCGGCTACCTTGCCGTACTGCTGCGCAACGGCCGGGGTCGTCCCGAGCTGGGCCCCGAGCCGGGCCGTGATCTGCGACTGGCTCAGCGCCTCCTGGAACGACGACATGAGGACGGCGCCCGCCGCGATGCCCGCACCGGCGGCCGCCATCTTCAGCCGGTCCATCCGCGAGGACGCCTGATCGACAGCCTCGTCCGCGCCCTGGGCCACGCCATCGGCGAGCTCCTGCCCCGCCTCGTCGCCCGCGTCGCCGGCGGCGTTGGCGATGCGCTGCCCACCGCGCCGCATGACGGCCTCAGCCTCCGCCACTGCGGCGGTCGCTGCGTCGACCAGCTCGCCGCGCATGTTCCGCCACTGGCCATCCGCGCCCCGCACCAGACCCTGACCGAGAATCTCGCCGATGCGCTCGCCCTCGGCCTCGGCGTCGGAGCCCATGCGCTGCCCGGACTGCCGCAGCGCCTCCTCGGCCCTGCGCAGGGCAGGGGTCACCGCCCGGTCGTCGATCGAGAGCACGGCCTGCAGCTCGCCCACGGTCAGCGCCACAGCACTACCTCCTTCGAGGTCGGTTCTTCTTGCGGTCCTCGGGAGGCGGTGCGAAGTGCCGGTACAGGCGAGTCTCAGCGGACAGCAGGCCGAGGATGCGGACCTGCAGCCACCGCCACGTGCGCTCGCGGAGGATGCCGGAGGAGGCGTCGATGCCGTACTGCGAGTGCAGGTCGGCCTCGATGAGCGGCCACTGCTGGAGCATCCGCTCCCAGGTCAGGTTCTTCAGCGACCCTGACCGCGCCCGCGACGGCGGCGGGAGCCCGCCCTCGTACCACTCGTAGAGGCCGGTGACTGGGTCGTACTCCCCGCGCCCGACCCCGAGGTACCTTGCTTCGCCTGCGCTCTCCGGGCCTCCCGGTTCCGGGCTTTTCCCGGCTGCTGGCCCGTCCGCCAGAACTCGGCGGCGGTCTCCTTGTCAGACACCACCCAGAACATCGCCGTCAGGGCAACGTGCTTGAACTGCGCCCACTTCACACCGTCGGCGAGCAGCTGGTCGTACGTCTCCCCGAGGCACAGCCGGAAGAGATCCTTCTCCTCCTCGTCGTCCAGGACCGGGGTCTCGGGCCGCTTCCCGCCGGCCGCGAGGCGGGCGGCCAGCGTGGTGATGCGCTCGATCCGCAGGCCGTCCTCGGCGGGCGGGTCCTCGATCCGGTAGATGCGGGTCTCCCCGTCCCGGCCGCGGACGGGGAGCTCCAGGTAGTCGTCGAGGAAGCTGTCGAGCGCCTCGAACTGGGTGGACGCTTCGGCCATCAGGATCCGGCCAGCGGGTTGTCGATCGGCGTGAGCGGCCCGTCACCGGTGAAGGTGATCTCGACCTCGCCGAGCGCGGTGTACTCGCCACCGGCGGGCTGCCAGTTCGGGATGGCCTTGCCCTCGTACGCCTCCGGCAGCCCCTCCCTGTTCATGTACCGCAGGTGGACGAGGTTGGACTCCCCGTACTCGAAGTGCGCCAGCCGGATGGCCTCGTGAACCGGGTGGTACTCCTTCGCCGTCTTGTTGGCCTTGCGGCGGATAGTGACGGACAGCTCCCACGACTGCGCGGTCTTCGTGTTGCCCGCCCAGCCCTCGCCGTCGTAGTCCGACGAGTCCTCGATGTTCGGCTCGGACACGGGCTGGAACTCGCGGACCCCGGGGCACAGTTGCCAGTCCGGGGACTCCTCGGTGCCCATGTTGATCTCAAGCCGCCACTCGCGTGCGAGCTCGTTCTCCTCGATGGGAGTGGACATGCGGTCCTCCTAGTCGATCGTGTGAGGCCCGGACCGCACGGTCCG